CGTTTAATCCAACTAAATGGTCCTGTCCAAGCCTTATATCCGCCTAACAACTCTTCTATTGCGCCTTTTTCGAGTATATGGCCTTCGGCATCTAATATGCCGGCATCTGTCATGGTGTGCATAATTTCGTCTGGAATATCGGCTTTCTTCAGGAAATCACTATACATACTCCACAGCAATCCGGTATCATCAGAAAGCGACGTACCCATCAATAATGCTCTAGCAGATGAGTCGATGAAGTTAATCACCGTCCAGCCGGGGCGTAAACCGAGCCAAAAACCAAATAGAGTATTTCTGATCCATCCTAACCCCTTAGACGTAGAGACAACCGCCTGTCGCCATGTGGGGCCGGTTATGCCTAGTGCTTCCATCGCACGGATTAATATGCGATCATCAGTAAAGTTAGGATCAAAACCAGATACATTCTGAGATAGAAAAGCATCATAAAATTTAGCGCCAAATCGTCGAGCCACAGCCTTTTTGCTTACATTTGCGCCAGCTTCGGCGTTCATGGCGGTTAGTGTTGCTTCATCTAATATCTTACCAGATCGTTCAGCCGCATCCTTTAGCTTGTCATATTCATTCAGCCGTAATTCGCCATAAACGTCGGTTATAATCCGTCTCCACTTATCTGGTTGAATAGCCTGTATTTCTTTTGAATTGAGTATGGCTAAATCAATAAGACGCTGCTCGAACGGTAACGCCAACTCTTCGCCTAGTTCCTCTTGTCGGAGAATGGTAGTTAATTTCCTGTATTGTCCGGCGGCAGTCTCTAATTCCATAATCTTGTCTACAGCTTTGGGCGGAAGACCAAGATCAATCAGATCAGCTACAACTTTTTCTTGTGTCCGCACTCCTCCGGCAAAATCATTTACCAGAGCATGAGCCATTCGTTTATTGGCGGGAGTAACTTCAGCTAAAAACTTACCAACATCATCCCAGTCTCCAGCATCGGCAGATTTGGCAACAAGGTTTATAGCCTCGTCAAAAGTAATGGAACCTGGACTTGATCCAGTTAGCCGTACTATACCTTCTGAGCCCTTTGCTACTCGTATGGCTAGGTTATTAGCCATGGTGCGGACTTTACCCGCCGCGGAATATACTGAATCCTCAGCCAACCATACCGGTATATTAAAAGGATTAACGTTTCTTCCCTTTACGATTACATCAAATTTACTTGCGGCTCCAATACCCTCTCCCACAAGTCCAAGTAGTTTCTTTACGCCCCTCCATAGCGGCGCAATAACTGGAGTTAACAGGGGCGTACCGTCTAGAAATATAGTACCAATCATCTCAGAACTTAGGTTGATGAAGTTATCTCGTATTCCTCTAACCTCTCTATCGGTCAGCGGAGAACCTTTTTGTAGCTCCGCCTGTGCGGTAGCGTTAAGGAATAATTCCTCTCTCCATGGCTCATTTAGCCACGACCATGAAAAATAGGGCGAATAACCAGAAACGTAACGCAATCTCTGTGCTTCCTTCATTAAAGTAATAGACTGGTCGCCCAGATTTTGCCTAAAGAGTTCTTGCGCCTGCACCACAAGAACGTCAGATTGTCGTAGCTGCTTAGCCTTATTCGCCGTAAAGGCTGTTTTAGCTTGCTCTACCGCCTGCGTTAGGGGAATGTCGTTTGATTTGAGTTCATTTAATAGCAACCCCTCTTCTGTAGATATGCCCCATCGTCCGGCGGTTAGTCGGCCTAAATTGTAATTATCATAGTCATCTTCAGTCTCGAAGTCGTCTAGGCTAACCGTACCATCACGCCAATCCTTAAATGAGGTTCGTATATCCTCTAGAGACGAATCCCACGCTTCCTTATAATAGTCGTGCGCATTAATAAGCGCATATTCTTGCCCCTGTACATCCCACTTCTGCCGTTCCCCATCAGTTAATTTTCTTCCGGTTGCCGGGTTTACTGGAATAGGATCAATATTGTCTTCTGTACTCTGCTCAAATAGCCACGTTGTAGCAGATGCAAACCCCATGCCAATACCTTCAAACCCATTCCACAGTACTTGTAGAAACTTATATATAGACTGTGACCCAGGCTGACTCGACACACTTGCAGGCGGAGCAAAGTATTCCGATCCCATGATTTGTTCTGACAAATCAATAAATCGCAGTGCATCAAACAGCTTATCTTCCGCTCTTAATGCAGGTTCCAGTGGAACATTCATCGGATTGCCGTCGGGTCCGACAATCTTTACATAATCTTTACCTAACTCACCGGTGATGTCCAGATCGGAAGGTGGCTTTTCGCTGAAGATGCGATCATATTCTTTACGTAAAAGTAAGTAATCAGACGGTTCCCTATCTCGGGCATATTCCATAGCCTCCTCTAACTCAACCTTTTTAACAATACCTACTTGAGTTACACCGGGATAACGTACTCGAAGCTCGGCTCGTTGTTTTTCGTTGCCGCTTATATAATCTCTAGCCAGCATAAGTGACTCAACACTTCTGCCAGACATAGTTAGAGCCTTCTGCTCTCCCTCGGTTGGAGCAAGTAGAGGATCATTCAACATCCCCCAGCGCGCAACCATACCCGTATTTACGTCCGTATACGGCTGTTCCAAATTATTTTTATCATAGTAAAGGGGAATACCACGGTCATCCGTGGTCATGAAAATATTACCTTGTTCGTCACGACCCGCAAATATCAGATCGCCACGCTCAGGAATAATTTTTTCTGCTAGCTCTGCTTTAGGAAGTAAAGCACGACTTTCTGCTCTGGAATTTATCCCGTTTAGAAATTCATCTTGCGTCCAAAAATCTCCGCTACCCGCAGAGAGCATCGGATTTTCTTTTCTATCGGGAAAAACAAGCTTATCGCCGGGGCGTATTTGTGGAGATTGCGGATTTGCGTCTCTAATGAGATTAGTGTAACTCTCATTTCCATAAAATCTCTGAGCCAAGAGAGGATATGAATCACCACTTTGAACGATATATTCTTGACTTCCTACCGGGGTTGGCTGAATAGGCTGAGGCGGGGGCGGAGTATCACCCCCGCCACCAAGTCTCCGCCTAAATTTTTCAAGTTGTTTTTCAAAATCGAACGGAAGTGCCATTATTCGTCCTGCTTAGCCTGCACCTTCCTCGTCTTCGGCTTTTCTAAGCTATTTACTCGATCAGCTAATAGGTTCAGTTCTTCATATACTCTATCTATTTCATTAGAGAGTACTACACTATCAACACCCACCCGCTGAAACAAAACCCAAAAACGCTGCTGCTCCTTGATTAATTCTTGTACTAGCCACCCATCCCGAGACATCGTTCCTATTACATTCTCTAATGCACCAGAGTTGGCGGCGTTCCTAAAAGCATACTCCATCGTCATCTTCCTCCTTTAATATAGTCCTTTACTAGGACCCGAATCCTGTAGCGAACCTGCACTAAAGAACGGTGCAGCAAAGCTCTTAGCCAGCGGCCCGAAAGCTGCCAGATTTTTACTTTTTACTTGTGCCAGTAACGGATCAAGTGCCGACCTAAGCTGTGATTGTTGTGTTTCTGTAAATTGTTCTGCTCCAGAGGTTAGACCGAAGTCAGATACCGTATCTGCAATTCCTCTCAAGAAATTATAACCAGGACCGAAGTCTTCGGCTTTCTTGCCAGTAATCTGGAGAAATCTATCCAGCGATCCTAATGCTTGTGTTGCTCTTTGCCCCGACAAAAATCTCTGTCTAATGTCTGGAGTAATAGAGGGTGGCGGCGCTCCCAGTTCGAGAGTTTCTGGATCATAGAATTCAAACTGCTTGGAATCCGATTGATATAAGTTTGCTGCAACCGTTCGCTGATCTTCAGGACTTAGAAATGGAATGAACAGATTAGTCAATGTCTGGTATTCGGACAGCGGGTTATACTGGTTAGGTGCTACCGCTTTCCACCACTCAGGCGCACCAGCAACCGACAGATTAATATCAGAAAAGGTTGTCGGAGGTAAAGGCCCAAATCCGCCATCCTTGTCTAGGGAAGGAGTTTCACTAAAATATGTAGAATCTTCACCAAAGTCATAAGGCTTATAACCGGTGAGTTCCCCCATCACTGTTCCCGTTCCGAGTCCCGTACCTGAAGCAAAGTCTAATACAGCCTTCCACTTATCGGGGTCTAGTAAAATTTCGTCTAAAGGGTCTGCCGGAATTCCTGCCCCTCCAGCGTCCGCTGGCTGCAAATTACTGTCTACGGGCGGAGGAGCTAATCCGGCCTCATACTCCGCCTTTATTGCAGCCTTATCATCTTCGGGCAATCGAGCCCATAATTTAGCCGACACACCATAGGGCATCTATCTATCCTTCCTGAAAATTGGCGGAATACCTATCCGCTTTGTTTCCATTGTTTGTATATAGCGACGCACATCTTCAAATCCGTAACGCCGGACGAGTCCATCAAAATCATCTTTATTCAAACTTTCATATTTCATTACATCTGGGTCAGTTTCAACACCCATTCGTTTAGCTGTTTTTTCTATTGCATCGTCAAATACTTTTAGTTTACCCAACGCCGCCTCTCATATTTACACTAGCATTTGCTCGACGTTCTGCCATCTCTTGTTCAGATTGTCCCGGCGGAGGATTTCCAGTAGCTTGTGGCGGAGGCTCATTTGTAGGCCCAAATCCGCCCTGACTTTGTTCTGGGTTTACGCCCTGTTCGGGCGATTCCTGAATTGGTCCTTTCTGCATTTTCTCTAATACCATTATAGCTGCTTGATCGCCAAGTTTCGCCTTCTTCATAAACCCGAGTATTAATCCATACTCAATCATAGCCGGATGGCGCTCAACTCGCTCTAGCATCTTCTGATCCCACTCATCACCCGGCTGATCTATATCCCAGAATCGCTCTGCTCGGGTTCTAAAGGATAAAACATCTGCGCTTTGAGTTGAAAGTGCCGCATTTACTACCTGCTGATTAGGAAATTCTGCCTTGATTTTGGCCTTTACTCTATAATCTGCGATCTCGGCACCAATTACTTGATCGGAAAAGTTGTCGCCGTTTAGTACTCCATACACTCGAATAAGCGAATTAGAAGCAAAAGATCGTACTAATCGTAATGCTTTTTCCGCCCACTTTGTCCATAAAAGCTCGATCTGGTAGATTGGTGCAATCAATCTAATCCTATTTTGATCTGTCATCTGCGAGATAGCGAAACCCGCACCCGTTCCTTCCAGCCCATACAGAATATCAGAAAATCCAGACTGCTGAATACGCGAACGCAAGAAATCTATCTGACGAGCACTATCTGGCGCATTGCCGGGCCACTTGGGGAATGAAATTTCTTCATCTATACTCATGTTTAGCGTCTTTCCAAATCCAGCATCAACAGATACCTGTCTGCCTGGGAGAGCTTTGATGACCATGGGCATAGAACTATAAACATCAATCTGACGTTGTACTCTATTAATATTTCGTTCCATTAGGGCGATGGATGGTTCTAAAGGACGGATAACTCCGTGACCCCAATCTCTTGGATTTTTGGGGTCGACTGGTTTGAAAAAACCTAAAGAAAATGGTAAATCATCATATCCCTGCATTACCTTTGGAGTAAAGCCGGGGATAAATTTCTCATTGAACATGACGCCGTTGATAATAACGTCGCCTTCTGTATGATGTGCTACTCGCCAATAATCTACTAATTCATGTTTAATATACAAAGCATCATTTTCTCGTCCAATATAGTCTGAATCAACAAAATTATATAGTGCTTGTGCATCATGTACACTCATCTTGGTTACATGAAATAGATACAACCACCGCTGTCGTCCACCCGGAACAACAAAGATTTCTAGTGGATCAATAACTTCAGTCTTTAATGGTATTTCACGAAAACCCCGCATAGGAATAGCCGCGGGTTGTTCTGGTGTTGCTTCTGGATTAGGTATCTCCGCCACAAAAGAATGTCTAGTAGCATAGTATGGGTCCCACACAGACTTAATAACCGCACACCCATCTCTCGCCATGTGCAGGTTGACATGATATGGAATAAGCATATCTTCCCGACTATTTGCAAGATCAATTGCACCATTCAAGAATTTTTCAACCTTTTCTGTAGCATCCTGCTCTTCAAAGGAAGGGTTCCATCCAGTTGCTCGAAACTCCAGCGGACGACTGGACAAAATATTTACGGTAATGTCTACAGTATTCGTCGGTGTGGGGTCGGGGTATTGTGTTTCATTAGTCTTAGCTCGACTTCTGTAATGCTTGAAGTTATAAATATTCCGCCATCGCTTTATCTCGTTATGCCACGGCTCACAAATCCTAGCTGCTCGGCGCTTGCGATCTAGGATATTTGAAATAGTTTCCTGTTCTAGTACATTAGATGTCATCTACCACCTGACTTTACGTATTTATTCCACAAGAGAGTTTTTTCTTTGTCTGTCATTCCGCCAGAACGTAATTGCGGCGGCAGATTTTGTGTCTCTAACTTCTCCACAGGAGTTTCATCCTCCCACGCAGAGCCGTCAGCGAAAGGGACTTCCAACCGTATTTCTGCTGAAGTGTCGTATCCCCTAGTATTAAATGCCTCATACGTCGCCATGGCAAGTGCAACGGCGGCATCTGTGTGATGGAGAGCGGACTTCTTGGGCTTGACAATACGGAACCCCCTACCTTTTGATTCGGCCATAGCATATTTCATATGATCTCGCATCTGGTCGTCTTTATAGGTTAAAATCTTCTTGTTCTTGAACAAATTGTATAACGTTTCACTGGCCGCAGACATATTGTTTACAGTCTGAGAAAATTCCTTGACCTTTGCATCACCAATAATCGCCTTCATTCTAGTCATTGAACGATGAAGCTGTGTTGGATCATACACAATTGATGCAATATGGAACCCCTCGTTATGACGTTCCAGTATGTATCTTTCTAGGGTTCGCTCGAAATCCATAGGTTCGCCCGGAGTTGGGGTCCATATTGCATGAAAGGCTATTGTTATTAGATCGTTGTCGTAGTCGTACTGAACCCCGACCAGAGCGGTGCTGTCATGCTTTGTAGAGGCATCGCACCCAATAACGACCGGCAAACTTCGCCTCGAATTTTTGGAGTCATATACTAAATCACCGTCAAGTGTAGCTACCTGATCCCACCATTCGACTGGCATAAACGGCTCTGAGCCGGTAACCCACTGATTTTCATGCAAACGCATAAAGTCGGCGGGGGGTAGAATTGCTATCTGCTCATCATAATAGTCTTGAGTTTGCCAAGGCATGCGAGGGACACTATCCCAATAGGCAAACATTCGTCCTTTATGCCAACACACCGGGTCACCGTCATAATTTGTAATGTGTGTTAGCTCTGGAACTGGGTCGCCATTGATTACTACATCTTGATACAGGTCCCACAGCAACTCAGACTCGCCCTCAAACCCAGCGTACGTAGCAATAAACCTCAAAGATGTTGGTACACCTGGAATTTTGATGGGTGTCATCTCTACCCACAGTCTACGACTTGAGTCTGAAATGTAGGTCCAGAGCTCATCCCATAACGTAAGTGCGTGACGAGAGCCAGCGGCAGATTTGTATTCCTGCGCAAGCGCCTGAATGATAGTCTGGTTGGGATAAATTATTAGGTCCTTACGAGCAACCTTAGCCGATTTTTGATGTCTGACGTTGAACTCAATGTCGGCAAACATACGACCCATGGCATGCTCAAAGTCACCCGCCAAACAAAAGGACTCCGAGTTAGCTGGGATTTGCTTAGAGAACCAATCACCCACACTCGCCCCGATGGTTGTCTTACCAGACTTTTTTATGCAAGAATAGAGAACTGTTGTATATGGAAGGTTCCCTTTATCGTCTGGAGTTAGAGCATGACTAAGAATATCATACTGATGGGGAAGAAGCATAAGAGGACCAACAGATGCTTCCTCGTCTGTTTCTGGGTTGTATGATCCTCGAATATAGAAATTTCCTGCGCTGATATAATCAACGTAAGAGATCATTCACTTTCTTTTTCGCTTCCTCGTTGGCATACAGTTTTTGTATTCGACTGAGTGCCGATGCGCGATTAACGTAAGGACCAGCAACTATTTCACTGGTATCTTTATTAACTACTTGAAACTTATCGTTACGTTTACGAAGGGCATAATGTTTTGTCATTTTTCCGGCTTTTTATTTATGGCTTCTTTCTGACTACCGCGTGTCCAAGATTTTTGTCCTTTCGTCGCCGCGGCAAAGCTGCTGTACAAACCCATAACTTTCTTGTCTGTTGATCTAATAACAGCATATTTATTGCCCTGCTTTTTGACGAAATACATTACCATTGCCATATTGTTTCTCCTATATTATTTAATAAAACTTTGTCCGCCAACGCCGCGCTGTTTAGGTGTTCGTCTAATAGTGCGAAGTTTATCACGTGCTGCTGTCTGTGCTCTAGAAAACACATTATCTTCTCGCTGTGCGCCGGCAACATTTCCACCTACCTGACCAAAAACGTCAAAATCTCCAGGACTTATATTTCCACTTGCCGGCAAACTTGCTTGCTGTCCTCCATAGGCCTCTCGTTGTGCTTCAAAAAGCGTTCCTGGATAAGGCCCATAAGGTCCTTGCTCTATATTTGCACCAGCGAATTGCGCACTAGGTGTCTGTGAAGAGCGAATTTCTGAAGCTTCACTCTGTGCCTGCATGTTTGCGATTGCTTGATCTGTCTGTGAAGGTGGAGCAGCGGTGGGGCTTGCTTTAGGTAGAAACTCATTTTTTACACCCTCAAAAATATCAAGCGTGTATTTATTCCGAGCATCTTTTTGTCTACTTACTGCCTCTTCTCTAAAGCCTCCTTTCTGAGCAAAGTAATGCTGAAACAACGGAGTGTCCATACTCACGCCGATCTGTCCCAGCGGTAAAGAAAGTAACCACTTTCTATATGATTCAGCCTGCTCATCCGTAAAGTAATTAATCAGCTGGTCTTCTTCTTTAGAATGTCCTGGCATGTGTGGCATAAATTTATCCTTTGGTAAGCGAAAATACGCCTCGCATTAGGCGCTACTTATAGTGTAATAGTTTATAAAGCTTACGTCAAGGAAAGGGCGTCTTTCTTTACTTGCTCACTACTATATATCCGCTTCCGGCCATCACCCATCGCTTGCTCAACGGATCGTATGTCGCGTATGAGACGTAAAAATCCGCCGGGTTCAATGGAGGCTGCTTGATCGCTTCCCCACATTGCTCGGTCGAGCGTGATATGTCGTTCGACCATGTTGGCTCCGAGAACAACGGCGGCGACGGTAGTTGCGAGTCCTGTTTCGTGTCCAGAGTATCCAACAGGGTGTCCGATGAATGGGAGAAATGAGTGCATGGACTTAATGACTTGAAGATTAAGTTCAGACACTTTAGCAGGATATGAAGAATTGCAATGGAGAACGCCCCAGTTAACAAAGCCATAATTATTTAACCACCTCACGGTTTCTACGACTTCGTCCATGTCGTGCATACCGGTCGACCAGAAAAAAGGCAAACCTCTAGTAGCGGTATGATGTACTATACGCTCATTCGACATGTGCGCACTCGGCACCTTCAAGAAATCAAAAAAGCCACTATTCTCCGCCCAAGAAGCAGCGCCAGTATCCCAAACAGAGACACCAAAATCGAGGCCAAGATTGTGCGTTTCAGTCGCCAAGATACGATAGGCTGCATTATTGAATTCCAGTCTTTCCTTGTACTCCAGATAGGAAAGTCGTCCCCACGGGGTATCCTTAGGTACATCCCGCATATGGGCCGGGATAGCGTACGGGAGAGTGCGCTTCTGGAACTTGACGGCATCTGCTCCCGCATCGCTTGCTGCCTGTATGAGCTTTCTGGCAATTTCGATATCCCCATTATGATTTATTCCAATCTCAGCTATGATATAGCAAGGCTCACCTATTGCTATTTTCCTGTCTCGTATCTTCATCTGTCAGTGCATTCCTCATCTTACGAATTGCTCCAATCTCTGCTAGACTGAGCGTACGGTCGGTGTGTTCAACCCTAATCT